AGTTCACGTTCAGTTTTAGATAACTTGTTATAAGACTTATCAGGTCTATTCATACAGAAACCTCTATATCCTCTGTTCTTGAAATGATATAGTAAACGTGGTTTGTTATTCTCTATAAGTATCGGCATACCATAGAATACACAAGCCATCAATACTTCTTCAAAAAATATCTCTGCCGTTTGTGGTCTTGCTACATATTCTAAGAAAAACTCATTACTTGGAGCTTCATCCATATTAAACATTGTAACACCGTGCAATGCTCCATTAGAACCTCCACCACCTACAGTTCCCGATATATCATATGAGTCACATCCAAACGCCCCTATATGATTATTACCGGGATACTTAGTACCGTTTCTTTCAATTACTCTATTCTGTAAGTTTTTATTAGGTGTCCAACTTACATTAAATCTACCACCCTTATCGGGGCTGAATATAACTTGGCTATCCTTCACACCATCCTTCCAATGGAAGCTACCTCTTGTAAGGTGGTGCTCTTGTATTAATGCATCATTATAATCTATCTGTTGGTATATTTTAGTTAAGTTAAATATTGACTGCTTACTTTCATCTCTGAATGCGTGTGACTCTGTTCTTGGAAACTGACGATAAAATTCATTTAATGCATCTGCATCGCTTTTTAATGACGATACTTCATTCTCCCAATAATCAATAGCACCTTGACTTATCATTTCATTATCAACACCAAGTATGGGGGTTTCGGGTGCTCTAAATACAGGCATTCCATATCTATCTATAAATCCTTCCATATTCCATTCCATCGGAATAAATAAAGAATACATACCACTTTTGGTCTGACCATTTGAATTTCTGCTATTAACATCAGAATCATTATATAACTTTTTAAAATTATCCCCACCTTTACTAAGTGCATTTGATGTAGAACCCATCATACACTTTCCTATTATCTTACTACCTAATCGTAAACAGGTTTTAGTTACTCGCCAATTGTTTAGAATATTATTCGGCTTAATCCATTTACCACTTTCATCGTGCACTAACAATAATAACTTCTCACCATCATAGCTGTTGTCGTCTGTATTCTTCCAATCAATTGTGGTATCCAATCCGTACAACTCGCTATCATCCGTGTCATACATATTTTTCTTTGTAATCTTAGATGCCGGTATTCTAAACGCAAGTTCAGTCTTTGGCTTATCCATACCATCCATTATGGGCTTAAAGAAAAATGGCAACCTACTATTTATAGGTACAATCTTATCAGTAAACATCTTCTTCGCATCAGATCCTGTCTTTGACAAAACTCCAACCCTCGCATCTTTTGCAAGAGTTCCCGTGTTGACACATTCAGAAGAGGACATAAATGAAAACCCTGAACGTCTTATCTTTAAATATACCTGTCCAAAACTTCTCTTGTCAGCCTTACAAGCCTCCCAATGAATATACAATATACGATTTGCTTCACGATAGTCCGGGTATCCAACATCAATCGATGTCCATTGTAAGTACATATAATGAGATCCTGTAATATACGTTAGTACACCATTATTCATAAACCAATGCCCATACTCTCTTGAATCAAATTCAGATTCAATATAATCAACCCACCTATCCTTGAACTCAGATGGTTTTTCATTCCAATGGAATATAGATTGAATCTTATCAAGTTCTTTAGGTAACTCTGACCTCTCCCAATATTGTTCTTTTTTATTATCTTTGCTCCTTTTTTTTATATTTTTAGGAGCTAACGGTAGACCTATAATTAAGCCATTTATAGATATTATTTCTCCTAAAGTACCATCTTTAGATATAATTACAACATCATATTTTTCATCATATCCATACGACCAAGACTTAACTTTATTTTTACTAGACAATACACTCTTTGGTATATAGTCGTGTAATTGTATGTACAAATTATTTTGATCTTCTTTCTGCAAATCCTTGTTTTGTTGATGTTTTACTTTCTCCTTTTTCAGCAGACTCCAAAGACTCTCGTTCAAGCTCTATTCTATTTAGTATTTCAAACGCATCAAATATTGCTAACTTTTTTGTAGCTGCTGCATTCTTTAATTTATCAGCAGCCAAATCATCTTGAGGATCGTGTTTAATAATATCCTCTTTAGCTACTTTTATTAACTGCTCAACAGCCCTATGACCTGCTTCTATTATTTTCTTTTTTGTTTCCTTTACGTTCATAGTTTAATTGTTACTTGGTGATCATAAACCCTATATAACTTTTCATCGTCTACCGTAAACTCATACTCACTTTCAGGAGAGAAGCTAACTCTATCCCCCGTATTAATTCCTTTTGAAATAAGATATTCGTTTGGATATTTCATAATCCCAACTAAAGGTTCTTCTATAGTATTTTTAAATATAATAGAGTCCTCTCTTTTTATTGGCTCTATGAAACAATACCTATCGTATGCATTCCAACCATTATTATTTTTATACATAAAAAATTGATCTAAGTCTACAAAAAAAAGATTATCCTTAAAAAAGCTCTTTCCACTTTTTTGCCTACCTCTCATATCGTTGTAAAACTTAAATACATTATGATGCACAAGTAAGGTATCACCTATTGTGATGTCTCCTGTGTAACCAATTGGTGTTTCGATAACCTCAGCATATCTGTTAGAAAATTTGTGATCTTCTTCCGATGTACTTACAATAAGATCTAAACCTGCTATCTCTTTTGTATTACTGTATCTCTTCCCGTCAATTGGCTTTACTATAAAGCTAAACGGTGATTTCATTAAAATCTTATATTATATTCAATAGATATTGGCACAGTATAAGTAAACTCCTTCCAAAGAACTATTTCATCTTTAGATTCGATCCATATCTCTATTGATTGGCTTGTATTATTAAATTTTATTAAATGTATAATGTATGTATCATTAAGAACCCTTTGACCCGTAATGTAATGCATAGCACCTGATTTGTAATCAGGACCAATAGATATTTTTCTAATTATACCCACTATCCTATTTTGTAGATATTTACATCTGCTGATGGAACATTTGACCAAGGACCACTATTTGTATGAATATATAGTCCCCCTGCATCTACCCCTGAACTATCTCTTAGAATCTCCCAAGTAAGGACATCTCCTGCACTAACTTGTATAGGTAAAGTTAATTCATAAGGAAACATAATACCTGTACCTGAAAGCTCAACACCTTTAGTAGGTCCTGATTGAACTCCATTAAGCAATGCTCTAAATAAAATTACAGTAACTCCACCTGAAGAACCTTGTCTTTCAAAGTTAGCATACCCATTAAATAAGTAAAGACCACCTTGATTAAATGTGATGTTTCCAAGAGCATCTAACATAACAGGGTCAGTAGCTGTTTTTTGTGCAGCACCAAATTTTACCTGAAGTGGAGAATCTAATCCACTAGGCTCTTGATTAGTGGTATCTACTGCTGCTAACACATTAGTAAGACCAATTTGCTTTAATGCTAATATACTTGATATAGTATAGTTTTTGGTTTTGTTTGCATCTTCTGAATCAGTTCCTATTAACTTATCTTCTAATGTTACCGAACCGTCTATGGGGTATGTACTAATTATTGCCATTTTTTATTTCACCTGTTTGTACGTTTATGATTGTATCATCTCCGTATTTTTCTAATAATTTTTTTTCTTCAATCCCATAAGAAGCCTTCATTATTTCTATTTCTTTTAATAAAGCATCCTGTGCGATAAATGTGTCTGCTATTTTTATTTTTACATTGTTATAGTTAGTTACTAAATCTTGTAAAATGTCTAGCTCTTCTTTAGTTAATTTTTGCATTTGATTATATTTTCTACAAATATAAAACTTTTATATTTACCTTTGCTGTGTGAAAAATAAACACACCATTATATACTTCGGAATTTATTGCATTGTAACAACGGCTATAATAATAAATTTACTATTTGTTCGTAAAGAAAAAACACCACAACCATACACTATTCCTGAAGTAGTGCCAACAGATACTATATATGAAAGTATAGATAGCTTGGATTTACAAAGAGATACCATAGAAATATATTATGAAACAAAAACTGCTAATTATCATATCCTCCCTTCTTCTGAGCGTATCAGCTTATTCGCAAGTCGTATTAATAGATAATAACGGAGATACTCTTGTCGCAATAACACTCGACCAAATGGACAAGATATATATCGAGCTAATACAAAAAGATAGCTTGATGGCACAAGCTCAAATAAGCCGTTCTAAAGAAGCTAAAATGTATGAGCTTATACAAGTTACCGAAAATAACCTAAAGTCGTGTCAGAAGGTCTTAAAACACGTTGGAGATAGCAATGTCTACTTATTGTCTGAAAACAAAAAGAAAGATAATAAAGTTAAAAGAAACAGAAAGATCGCTGCTTTCTCAATCATATTTGCTATTATAGAAGGGCTAGTTATTGTTGCTCTTTAGTATTCCTCTGCATATACATCAAAACAAGGACAAGCTTTGTTAGCGTATTTATTATGAGGATCTACTTGGTCAAAATCATACTTACCTTTAAGATCAGATATTAACCATCTTAGTGCTTCTTTTTGCTCTAAGGTTCTTGTGTCTTTTGGAGTTCTACCATCTTCTTCAACCCCTCCTACATATGCAATTCCTATAGAATCTAAATT